ATCCACAATGTCGCAAAACTTTTCAAGATTTCGGCGTGAAGTTTCCAGGGCCAAAGCAATGGATAGTTATATATTTATTGTTGTGGATAGTGATATCAGAAAAATAAAAAAACAAAATCACTTTTCTCCGCATCCAGCAAATTTAAAATTTATTTTTCATAATATGAAAGCTTTGTGTCACGAGTTTCCAGAAACATGTCAATTCATCTTTTCTGGCAATAGAACGTCATCAATAGATTTGATACAAAGAATTTTATATTTTGGTAGAAAAATATGGTATTGTGATTTACAGTATTATATAGACGCAAGGGATTATGGCCTGGGAAAAAGGAAATCAAAAAGAGCGAATAAGCAAGACTCGCGGCATAAACAAACAACTCTTAGCTGGTGACGTTGGCTTTCTTGAAGAAAAAGAGGCTAAAATTCTTTTTTATAAATTTCTTCGAGAAAACATAACCTTCTCGGCAGACTTGTTAATGGGAATTAAGCTTTTTCCATTTCAGCATATGGCCGTCAAAGCAATGTTTCAAACCGATTATTTTATGGGAGTATGGTCTCGTGGAATGTCGAAGTCATTTACGACTGGCATTTACGCGGCCTTAGATGCGGTTTTAAATCAAGGAGTTGAAATTGGAATACTATCTAAGTCTTTTCGACAAGCAAAAATGATTTTCAAGAAGATTGAGGATATTGCCGCAAAACCCGAAGCCGCTTTATTTGCTCAATGTATCACAAAAAAAAGCAAAAGTAATGATGAGTGGCTGATGGAAATAGGAAGGTCAAGAATTCGAGCGTTGCCATTAGGTGACGGCGAAAAGCTTCGTGGTTTTCGTTTTCATAGAATTATTATTGACGAGTTTGCTCTTATGCCAGAAAGAATTTATAACGAGGTTATAGTTCCTTTCTTGTCGGTGGTCGAGAATCCAACGCAACGAGAAGACCTGTATAACCTCGAAACACAAATGATTGAACAGGGCAAAATGGCTGAGGAAGAAAGGTATGTTTGGCCTAATAATAAATTAATAGCTCTATCGTCTGCGTCGTATAAATTCGAATATATGTACAAAGCGTATACTCAATTTGAAAATTTAATACACAATCAACCAGCTGATGATACCGCTCATCGCGCGATCATGCAGTTTTCATATGATTGTGCTCCAAAGCAACTCTATGATCAGAATTTATTGAATCAAGCCAAGTCTTCAATGAGTCAAAGTCAGTTTGATCGAGAGTTTGGAGCTGTTTTTACGGATGACAGCAGTGGATATTTTAAGATATCAAAAATGGCAGAATGCTCGATCCCAGACGGGGAGAGCCCGTCCATTGAAGTTGCTGGTGAAGCTGGAGCGGAATACTTAGTTGCTTTTGATCCTAGTTGGGCAGAAAGCGAAAGCTCTGATGATTTTGCTATTCAGGTTTTAAAGCTTAATAAAGAAAAGCAAATAGGCGTGGTAGTTCATAGTTATGCGCTTGCTGGAGCTAATATGAAGGAGCATATTAAATATTTTTCATACATACTTCAAGCGTTTAATGTTGTTATGGTTATTGGTGACTATGCTGGAGGAGTTCAATTTTTAAGCGCTTGTAATGAAAGCGAAATATTTAAAAAAGACAATCTAAAACTTCAAACAATTGAAGTTGATTTTGAAAAACCAGAAGCATATCATGCAGATTTACAAAAAGCACGAAACGAATATAATAAAACTGAAAAGAAAATATGCTACCTAAGAAAGCCTACGAGCAACTGGATAAGGCAGGCCAATGAATTACTGCAATCTAACTTCGATCATAAAAGAATATTTTTTGGATCGAGGGCTATTGATGATTCGTACCAAACACAAAGACGAAAACGAATTCCTATTGAAGGCTTGAAATACTTGAAGGGCAGCGATAACCTAAATGAAAAAATGACAAAAGAGGCCAAAATGATTGATTTTGTTGAACACCAAAGCGATATGCTTGAACTTACAAAAGTAGAATGCGCACTTATACAAATAACAACCACAACTCAAGGCACTCAAACTTTCGATCTTCCGCCGAATTTAAGAAGACAGTCGGGTCGAGATAAAGCTAGAAAAGATAGTTATTCTGCGTTAGTATTGGGCAATTGGATGGTTAAGACGTATTTTGATATTATGAACTTCAAGCCTGAAGAGGTTGAGGTTACCTTTACGCCGAGATTCATTAAATAAAGCACTTTTTAAACTTTTGAAAGTAACTTTGTTAACTTTCGTGTAATTAAAAGAAATGGCTGAAAAGAGAAAATATAATAAGAAATCTGAGTACTGGAGTAAGTTTGACAAAAAACAGTCTATAGAAGAGACTTTGGCAACAAATCCATTGCTGCAAAACAGTACATATACTCCCTCCTTAGAAGGAGAAGCCTATTTTAACTCTACGGCTAAGGCGGCTTATTCTAGAACAGGGAGCGGAACAACTACAAGATCAAGATCTAATCGGATTCACAAGGTTCCTCAAAGAGACAAATACACAAATATTAGGGACGGGCTACTTCCTTATGATTATTCTGCTAGTGGCATTAACGTAAGAGAAACAATAGAGCTTTGCCAAAAAGCATATGCTAATGTGGCCATATTCAGAAACGCTATAGACATTATGGCTGAATTTGCTAATTCAGAAATATTTCTCGATGGCGGAAGTAAAAAATCGAGAGACTTTATTGAGGCGTGGTTCAGGAAGGTGAAGCTCTGGAAAATAAGAGATCAATATTTTCGAGAATATTACAGATCTGGAAATGTTTTCTTTTACAAAATCGACGGAAGGTTTAACACTGATGATTTTATCAAGATGACAAAAACTTACGGAGCAGTATCCGTAAATAAAATACCTATTCGTTATGTTTTGCTAAATCCTTTTGATATGGTTGCTAATAGGACAACTGGATTTGAAACAACTGGCGTATACGCAAAAGTTTTAAGCGAGTACGAGATAGAGAGGCTTAAGAACCCTAAGAACGAATATGACGCAGAGGTCTACAGGGGGTTACCGAGTAACCTTAAAAAGAATTTTAAAACTAATGGGTATGCGCCCGATGGAGCAAAAGTTGAAATCGAGCCAGAAAGACTTAGGTATTCTTTTTATAAAAAACAAGATTATGAGCCGTTTGCTGTCCCGTTTGGCTTTTCTGTTTTAGAAGACATCAACATGAAGCTTGAGTTTAAAAAAATTGACCAAGCGATCGTTAGGACTATAGAAAATGTTATACTTTTGATCAGCATGGGCAACGAGCCGAATAAAGGAGGTATTAATCATAATAATCTTGCGGCCATGCAGGAACTGTTTAGAAATGAAAGTGTTGGCAGGGTTTTAGTTTCCGATTATACAACCAAAGCGGAGTTTGTTATTCCTGATATGAACAAGATTTTGGGATATGAGAAATATCGCATAGTTAATGAAGATATTAAGGAAGGGCTTCAAAATATTATTGTTGGTAGTGAGAAATACAGTAATACTGCAGTTAAGGCCGAAATATTCCTTGAGAGGCTGAAGGAGTCTAGGCAAGGATTTTTAAATGACTTTTTGCAACCCGAAATCAAACAGGTCTGCAAAAACATGGGATTCAGAAATTACCCAACGGCAAGATTCAAAGAAGTCGATACCAAGGACTCCACCCAAACACAAAGAGTAGCCACAAGGCTTATGGAATTGGGCCTTATAACTCCAGAGCAAGGAATGGATGTGATCAATAAGGGCGTTTTCCCAGAGGCCGAACAAATAGGCAGATCACAGGATAAGTTCATTGAAGAGCGCAAAAAGGGATACTATAACCCAATTGTTGGAGGGGTTCCAATGGTAAGCGAAGAAAATGAAGAGGAAGAGGAAGTGCAAAAAGTTCCTGGTTTGCCTGGTAGGCCGCAGGGAACCAAGGGCATACCTCAAGAGAATTCAAGGGCGAACATTTCAACAGAAAACATTAGTCAGGTGATAAAAGCTTCTGAAAATCTGCAAGACTTCTGCAAGAAGATTATAAGAAAGCGCCACCAAATTAAAAGGTTAAACAAAAACCAAAATCAAATGGTTTCTGATCTTTGCAAAAAAGTGGTAATTGCCAAAGATATTAAAGATTGGAAGTCTACCGTGGAAAGCTGTGTCAAAGACAACAACAACATATTAAAGCTTGATTTGCCGAAAGATGTCGAAGAAACCGCGAATAACCACAGCTTAACAGACTATACTGCGGCGATTGTTTATCATTCAGAAAAATTCTCAAATCGATAAAAAGAGTGTAACAAACTTACAGTTAGCACACTTTATCGATAAAATATGGTTCCGTACTACAAATATAAAACCTCTTTCTTGCAGCCAATTATTGCATCTGCAGATATTGATCAAGAAAATATCAAAATTTCAAAAGCTTCTCTAAGTGATCTCAAGGGGTTAATGCCAGAATCAGTAGATTTGGATAAGAATATTGATTTGGTTGGAGTTGCCTTTAACGCGGCAGTAGTTAATAAATTTAACAAGAACCATGACGGCATTTCCACTGAGACAGCTTTGGCAGTTAAAGACTATTTTGTTCATAAGCCTACTAACATAGAACACAAAAAGCAAAGAATTGTTGGGCATATTGTTTCTGCTGGTTTCTCCAGTTATGGAGATAACGAGCTTTTTGATGAGGAGGATTTAGCAGATTACCGAGATCCTTTTAATATTTCTCTCGGAGCCGTAGTTTATCGAATGGTTGATAAAAAATTCGCAGAACTGTTAAACAAATCAGTTGACCCTGAGAGCTCAATGTATAATCAAGTCTCCGCTAGTTGGGAAATAGGCTTTAATGATTACCAAATCGCAGTTGGTAGTGACAATTTAGCTGAGGCAGAGATTATAACCGACCAAAAGCAAATAGAAGAGCTCTCCCAGTATCTTAAAGCGACAGACGGGTCTGGCGAAATGGAAGACGGAACTATTGTTAGAAGATTGGTTGTTGGGGACGTTTATCCCCTGGGCATTGGGTTTACATCAAACCCAGCAGCAGATGTTGAGGGAGTCGTGCTTACGGAACA